AGATGGGACTTCCTACCTATCCTATAGTGGTACTATTGGCTGAGGAAAATCAAGACTATGCCCTTCTGGCAGGATTTGAAGCAGGTGCTGATGATTTTATCTATAAAAACTTAAAACCAAAACTTTTTATCTATAAGTTACAGGCTTTGGTCAGGTGTTGTCTCTCTAAGAAAGAACCACAACATACTCTTGCTCAGTATGATGATTTTTCACTAGATCCAGACTCTTATACACTTCTTAGGGGAGAGGAGAGGTCTGTTCTGCCCAAGAAAGAGTTTGAGTTACTTTCCCTTTTACTCTCAGCCCCTGAAAAGCTTTTTACCAGAGAAGAACTTGCCTTACATATTTGGGGAGATGCCGCTCAGGCCAAAAACCGCACCATAGATGTACATATCCGCAAAATCCGAGAGAAAATAGGCCAGAATAAAATAAAAACAATTAAGGGGGTAGGGTATAGGTTAGTGAAGAATAATGAATAAAAAAACAAAGAGTGAAAAATGATTCTTCACTCTTTATAAACAACAGAATAGGGGGTACAAAAGTGGTAAAAAATGGAAAAGCACCGAAAGCCTTATAAATAAAGGGATTGAAGCCAAAAAGCACCAAAACAGAGACAAAACGAAATGTACAAAAGGCTACATTTATATGCAAAAAATGTCCCGAAATAATGCCCCAAATTGTACAAGAATAGGCAGAATATACCTACTACATGGGTAACCTCCTATATATTGCCCCTAAAACCTCACAAACCTACTAAAATAGCCCCTTTGAGGGCTTTTTTTATGCCTTGTAAACAGCCTTTAAAGCCCATTGAAAAGCCCTATAAAGCACCCCGAAAATGAGGGCGAGAAGTAACCCCGAAAAACCTCCTTTTTTAGGTTAGAGGGACACTTAGGGGGACACTTAGGGGGACAAAAAAGCACCTAAAAACAGAGAGTAAAAACCCCTATACTTATACCCACATGCAAGCAATACCCCTTTTTTATAGAGTGGAGGGGGGTGTATTGTAGGGGATTTTATACTATATTTATATATAACTTATTGATACACAATGTATAATATAGTTTTTAGGGCAAAAATAGGGTGTTTTCCCTATTATAATTTCTTTCGGAACATATAATTGTACAACTTTTGGAGCTGGTCATCGTCCAAATTTTTCAAAGAAAGCAAAGTATTATCAAGTACGAGTACTCGTGTTGTGTAGATTAAAAGGGCTTCCTTATCCATTCCCATTTGCCTGCCTCTTGCATTTATTGCCTTGTAATGAGCTTTTCTCCATTCCTCTGGGTCACTCTCCTTAAGTACTTTCCTACTTGCCGCAATCTCTTTTTGTAACCACTTCATAGCTTCCTCAAACTTTTCTTTTGGTAATAGTTCGTACTTAGTTACGCCAAACTTCTTGTAGAATTTTCCGTATTGCTTTTTAATGAGAGACCTTTTGTTACCTCCATTAGAAGCAAGTATCATACCAGATTCTACAATTTTTTCCCTTACTTGTAGGGCTTGGAAATCTGTAATATGCTGTTCAGGATCGTGAACTACCTCCATTGTGATTTTAAGCTCTCCCGTATGAATAATAGGCGCATTGTTATTGGCTACCTGAATGTTATTGTTTCCTTTGATATTTTGTCTTATCATATAGAATTTAGTTTTTCTATTACATTAATTAACTTACTGATTTGCTTGTCCTTTTCCTCTAATTTCTTTTCGTATTCGGCAATACGCTTTTTTAACTCCTTGATAGTAACCTTATATTCACTATTATCGGAATGCCCAAGTGTATCTTTTCCCGACATAGTATTATTATTCCCCTCGATAGTTTGGTTTATGGAATGTTTTTGCTCTTCTTTAAGCATACTTTCCCTACCCGTAAGAAGCCAATTGGCATTTATATCGGGAAATTCTGCTAAAATTTTAGCGATAACATCTCCTCCTACTTCACTACAAAGTGCATTTCCTCTAAAATTAGAGGAGGCTAATCCCAAAATTTTGAAAAATTTTGTTCTCTCAACTTCCTTAAAATCAATTATTTGAAGTATTCTCTGCTTAATAGGTGCTAAAATTTTATCCATATATCTTGTTTATGTCAAAATTTTGACGTACTTTTGTGCCGTTAATTTAAAGTGCAAAAGTAATGAAAAAAATACGAATTGTAGCAGAAATGAAAAAACAAATTGCAAAAGAATTAGGGGTGTCCATTCAAACCGTAGAAACAAGCCTCTCTTACTTCTATGATTCTCCTACTTCGAGGGAGGTTAGGAAAAAGGCAAAGGAACTCTTATTACAAGAGGCAAGTAAAGTAAAAATTGAGATTAACACTAATGTAAATGATTAATTATGAATGAATTAATTAAAATCACAGAACAAAAAGGCATTCAATTAGTAGATGCTCGTGAACTTCATAGAAAGTTGAAAGTTCAAACAAAATTTACAAACTGGTTTCCTCGTAGAGTTGAGGAGTACAAATTTGACGAAGGAAAGGATTATTTCACTGAAAATCAACTTTTACCCAAAAATGGGCAAAAGGTATTCCATAGACCACGAACCGAGTATTTCCTCACTATAGATATGGCTAAGGAAATAGCAATGGTGGAAAGAACAGAAGTAGGTAAGATGATACGAAACTACTTTATTGAAATGGAGAAAATCGCCCTACAAACGATTATCAAAATGCCTAAGTCTCTTAATGTGTATGGAATGGAAGCCCTGCCATATGTGGAGTGGTTGCTACTACATAACTATTCGGTAACCAGTGGGCAGTATCACGCTCGCATTCGCAAGCACCCTCAACACTTTTACAAGGCGAGTACGGGTAAGTGGTATATCAATAAGGCGTTCGCCGAGCAACTGCTAACCATAAGGCAAGGAATGCAGGCGTTAAAAGAAGTCAAGGGCTTGCCGCAAGTGCATCAGGTAACACTCTTTGAAGTGATTGCAGAAGTAGAAGGGCAGATAGCACCTGCAGGCAAATAATTAATCAAAAAAGATAGAATATGAGAAAGTTAATACAAAAATGGATTAAAAAGCAGGTGATACACCATATCAATAGAGATTGGAGCCACCAAGTTATAGAGACAAAAGAAACCTTCTTCGGGATATTAGTCAGAAGGGAATTGAGAACAGAGTTAATGTAAAGATGTTATGGAAACAAAGAAAAACAACGGCGTACGCTTTTCTGCTGATGTAAAGATAAGCGAAAAGGGAATTGGCAAGGACGTAAATATTGATATTCGCTACATAGACCTTACCAATCCACAAGAGTGGGAACAACTACAGCAATGGCTTAGAAAGTTAAGACGTACTCTTGAGGTAGCTTTTGGTAATGAGGAAACATTGGATTGGTTTTGCAATAGTGAGCATGAGCCAAGACGTAGTTGGGATATGCAAAACAATCTAATTAGTCACGCAGATTGTTCTGCTTCTCAAAGTTCCTCAACCTACATTGAAGGTCAAACAATTCAGAAGACAATCTATAAGGGTGATAGAGTACGTCGTCGCCTTGTAAATCGTATATTTTCTGGTGAGATTCACGGAGATGAGCATGCCGAAAGTCCTTCCAAAGATTAGATAACTCATCCTTTGTTAGGAGGCGGGCAGCAAGTTTAAAAATAGTTTCCTCAAGTGTTTTGAGCCATACCTCATTAAGGGCATTTTGAAAAAACAAATCGTCCAATTTGTTCTGAATTTCTTTTATTTCATTATTCATAAATATATATTTTGTTTGAGGCTACAAAGGTAGCAAATTTTTCCCTAAGTCAGTAGGACTGACAGCCGAAAGGTTGGCGAAGCGAAATCGCATTAGGGAGCCAATTAAGTGAAGAGTGAAAAGTGAAGAGTGAAAAGTAAAAAATACACAAATGTACGCATATAAAGACAACATATTATCCATACCTGCACGGCTCCTATACGATGATTGGGGACTGATGAGCTATGACTACTACAAGAAACTATGTAGCCGTGGTAAGCTCATCAATACCCAACCAGGGAAAGGATTAGGTAATGAAGCGTGGGTATCCTTCCACGAATTGCCTGTGGTGAAAGGGGTTAATATTAAGGAATTTTGTGTGAGAATGTTGGGTAAGCCCGAAGATAGTAAGATCTTACAGAATGACCTCGAACCTCTCTTGGTGCCCGACTTGGAGGCTATTAACTTCTTTTCAGGTCACAGAAAACCTAATGGAAAGCCTCTAAAGATAGAAGAGCAAAGAGAAAAAGCTACCTCAGCTATGATTCTAAAAGCCATTGAAAGCCTCTTTAAAGGGCGTATCAAAAACCCTCTTTATAAGGGGAAAAAAGTGGAGATATGGAAAAATATTAGCGAGGCAGTCAATACCCTTAACCCCGAACGCTGGCACTTTGACCTGCCGAATAACCCAAGAAGTTTGCAACGCAAATATAACCAGTATCTCAGTGAGGGCTACTATGCTTTCATTCATAAGGGCGAGGGATCTGGAAATGCTAAAGTAGTAACGGAAGTAATGGAAAGGCTCTTTATTTCTATCTGTTGTATGCCTAACAAACCCTATATGAGTTCGGTGTATGATATTTATCGGCAGTTCCTTTATGGCGAGATAGAAATCTTTGACAAAGCCACAGGTGAACTCTTCAATGTGGAGCAGGACTTTTGCGACGAACACGGGAATATCTTAGAAGTATCTGAAAGCACCGTAAAGCTATGGCTGAACAAACCCGAAAATCAGTTGGTTATCAAGAAAGCCCGCAACGGAGAATATGACTTTAGCCACAAGGAACGTCCGCACGTTAATCGCCATGCTCCTCTTTACTCTATGAGTAAAATTACCTTGGATGACCGCGACCTAATGCATACCAAGCTACCTAATGGAGATAAAGTAATGGCTTACTATGCTTATGATGTGATGAGTACAGCTTTGATTGGTATTGCACACAGCAGAAAGAAAGACAACGAATTATTCTTGGACTGCTTCCGCTCTATGTTTCGATTCACCGCTCAATATGGCTTAGGCACCCCAATGCAGATAGAAGTAGAGCGACACCTTACAGGTGAACACGTGGATGGCTTGCTCAAGGCCAATAACATTTTTCCTTTTGTTCGCTTCTGTAATCCTACCAATTCGCAAGAGAAGTATGCTGAGACCATGATACGAGGTAAGAAGTACGGGATAGAGAAAGACAGACACCAAAATGTAGGGCGACACTATGCAAAATTGGACAGTAACCGCGTGACTACCCCAAAGATATTTGACGAGTTCAACAATAACTACAAGGAGGCTAAGGCTACCTACGAAGAGATAGTAGCCTCTGAAATGGAAGAGCAAACCCTCTATAACAATGAGCTACACCCCGACCAAGAGCGCTTCCCTGGAAAGACACGTTTGCAGGTATTTTTAGAAAATGTAAATCCGAACCTACCCAAACTCAACCGAGCCCTCTTAGCACAATATATAGGCAGATGTGTGCCTACAACAATACGCAGGAACCAATATGTAACGGTGCAATATCAAAAGTACCAACTGCCCAACCCACAAGTTATTTCCTTGCTTTCCTCCTATGAGGTGCAGGCCTATTACTTACCCAATGAGGAGGGTGTAGAGGAGGTGTATTTGTACCAAGAAAACCAATTCCTCTGTGAGTGTAAGCGCCTTAAGAGCTTCAACAGAGCCAATGCTGAATGGACAGAAGAGGACAAGGAGATATACCAAGAGCAAATGCATTACATTAAGCAGTTTGACCAATATACCAAAGAAAAAACCACTGAAAAGCTCTCAAAGGTAGGCACACTTTCGGTGGAGAAAAAGACACAAAAAGTAGCCGCTTCCGCCCCTATTGTAGCCTATGAGGAGCAACCCACTACTAACTACAAAGAGTATCAGAAAACTAAAACAGAAATGATAAATAAAGCCTTATTAGACCTATGATCACAACAGCATTAAAAGAGAAAATCATTTTGGCGATTGCCGAAAATAGAAAGAATTACCAATCCGACAGCAAGCACGCACAGAGCTTAGGGATTAACACAGCGCAGTACAGCCGTATCAAGAAAGGCGAATTAGAAGGAGTGCTTAGCGATGCCAATTGGGTCAGCATAGCCCGCAGGCTCCAAGTACAGCTCAAGGATGAACGCCCTTGGGTAACGGTGGAAACAGAGACCTTCCAATACATCTACCTACAACTTTCGACCTGCCAAGCTCGCTCCATTTCGGCTATCCTATGTGATAGGGCAGGAATTGGCAAGACACATACAGCAAAGGTATATGTCAGTAAGAACAAGAATGCAGTTTATATAGACTGTTCACAGGTGAAGACCAAACAGAAGCTCATTCGCAAGATCGCCCAAGAGTTTGGGATTGCTCATACGGGGCGCTATGCCGATGTATATGAGGACTTGGTATTCTATGTAAAACAATTGGAAAACCCGCTTATCATCTTGGATGAGGCGGGAGACTTGGAGTATCACGCTTTCCTTGAACTCAAAAGCCTATGGAATGCTACCGAGTACGCTTGTGGTTGGTATATGATGGGTGCCGACGGATTACAATCAAAAATAGAACGCAACAAGGACATCAAAAAAGTAGGGTATGCAGAGATATTTGACCGCTACGGCTCGAAATATAGCCGTGTAAGTCCTGCCCAAGACAACGAAGCAATTACGGCTTTCCTCTTGGGACAAATAGCCCAGATAGGCGAAGCAAACGGCTCTACCTTTACTCCTGAACAGCTCTTTGCCCGTACTAAGGGAAGCCTTAGAAAAGTACGTACAGAAATAGAAAAAGTGCGAGCCGCAGAGGCGATTAATAACTAATAACTAATGATAGATAACAAAGTAACGATACCAAGGGCTTACACCTATGAGGACTTGGCGAGAAAGAAATATAAGACTTTGCCTCTGAAAGGGGGATGGAAAGAACACTTAGGAGAGATAGAGCGAGCGGGAAGTATCCTTATCTATGGGGATTCGGGACATGGAAAGACTACCTATGCGCTGCAATTGATGAAGGAATTATGCCAGGGAGAAAAGGTATTATACAATTCCTTAGAGGAATGTGGGAGCCTTTCGCTACTTACTAACTTGGAGCGTACAGGGCTTAAACAGTACAAAAATAGATATTTGGTGTGTGGAGAGCCTTTGGACAAGCTTATACAACGCCTTAGTCGCCCACAACAACCTAAGATAGTCTTTATAGACAGCGTGCAGGCTTGTTTTAGAGGGCAAAAAGCAACAGCCTATCATAATCTTATCCTGCAATTTCCTCAAACTCTATTTATAGGGATCTCACAAATGAGTAAGGGAATGCCCAAAGGAGCTGTAGCGGAGGAGTTTTACTGGTTTTGCCAAGATAGAATCTTAGTAAAGGACTTCAAGGCCTATATAGACAAGACACGAACAGGGGGGCACGAGTTGGAACCCTACATTATCTCCGAAATCAAAGCAGGGGAAAGAGAGTTAAAAATGATTAGATAATAAAATATGGGAACTATAGAGAAACAAAAGACATTTAGGCATTGCCTGCTGTACTACTTAGATTGCAGTTATAGGCAATATGAAGCACTCAGACATGTATATTTTCTTGCATGGTGCCAAAAAGTGAACGAGCAAAAACGAATAGTAAGGAGGTTAGAGGACCTAACAAATAATGACTATCTCAATAATTGGTATGATGATCAGTGGCACTACTTGGTAGAGTGTAGTATAGAGCGATATTATGGCAAGGCACTCAGAGAGGGGGTCTTTGACAAGGCAGATGTAGAGCTAATGATAATGCTCTCAGCAGAGGACATTAACCATGTATATCCGAAGATTCTGTTGCAATTGATAAGTAAGTCACGAGCAAGTATATAAGTAATAGTATAGATAATAATAGTACAATGAAACAGCTATATACGGAAGTGCTAAGGCTTGACAACTTCTTACAAGCCTTGACAGCAGAAGAGCGTACCATGATACACCAGTATCATGCGGGCTATAGGAAAAGTGTACCAATAGTGGTACTGACCATCTACGAATGGATACGTGAAAATAACTGGGAATCTCCATACATAAGATACGATCAGGACAGGGTGCTGATGTGGTACAACGAAGACAAAAAGGGATGGGAACCAGTAGAGACAAACAAATTATATAAGGCAAAAGTGGAATGATAATTTTTAAACAGATAAAAAATGAAAATTATTAAAGATTTAAGCGTAACAGTAACCTACACAGTAGGTATTGGGGATGTAGAAGTCCCCGATAAGGTTTTTGAGCAATTAGATAAAATGGCAAAATATGGAATTACTATTGGACTTGGCGACTCTGATGAGTATGAAGAAGTTTTTGGATGGCTAATAGACAACATAAGGGAAGATGATGCCATGGATTGGGAATATGAGGTAGAAATAGACGAATAAT